GCCCACAAGGTTGCAGCCCTCCGGCACGGCCAATGGCGCCCAGAGAATCCCAACGCCATGCCCGGCGTGCGGTCCTACCATCTCAGCAGCCTCTACAGCCCGGATCGGAAGTGCACCTGGGGCCATCTGGCCGTGGCATTCATCGAGGCCAAGGCATCCATGGCCGGCCTGCAGGGCTTCATCAACGGCAACCTGGCCGAGCCCTGGGAGCAGCAGGACGTACAGCAGGAACGACCCGAGGCATCGGCCGCGGTCACGATCACCGGAGGCCGCCGCTACCTGACAGCAGACGTCCAGGCCGTGGCTCCGTTTCTGTGGTGGGTATGCCGGGAATGGAAGGACGGCAACAGTACCCTGGTGGCTGCCGGCCATGCCGATGACTTCGCTGCCCTCCGACGGGTGCAGGTGGCTCTGGAGGTGCACGACATGGATGTGGGCATTGACTCAGGCTTCAATACCCAGACGGTCTACGACGCCTGCGGAGCCTATTCATCGGTGACCTCCAACCCTATCAGCTACCCGTGCGGCCTGCGGTTCCCACCGGAGGGCGGTCTCCGAAAGCCTGCCCTGATCGGATGGCTACCGCTCAAAGGCCGGGAGACCGGCGCCCGGTTCACGACATCCACCGGGGCGGTGCACCCGTTCGGCCTGTCGACATCTTCCTCGATGCGGACCGATGTGGTGCAGCCCCTCCTGGTGTTCGACACCGAGCACCTCCGAGATATGCTCTCAAGGCTCCGGAAGGGCGACATCGACCGGGAATGGGGCGTCCACCAGGAGCCTCCCAGCGTCCAGGCCGAAGGCGCCTATGTGGCGGATCCAGATCTTTACTGGCGTCACCTCGACTCTCACCTGCTACGGCCCCAAGCCAATCGAGCAGGCCGGATCAAACACGTCTGGGTTAAACGCAACCAAAAGTGGCCCGACCATCTGCACGACTGCGAGATCATGCAACTGGCCATGGTGATGCTCTGGAATGACCTAGCGTCAAGCGATGTCCAGTCTTAGCTAAGCCATTGAACAGGCCAAAAAATGTGAAAGCCTCCAGCCCGAGGTGTTCACTTTCACGGTCGCAATCAAGCGTGCCTATCTTCGCAGTGTCTACAGCGCCCTCGGTGGCGCCACACTGCTGGCCGCCCTGACCTCGAAGGTCATTGCCGCGGCCTCGGTGATCGAGTCCGGCCAGGTTGTTCGGTCGACATCTTCCTCGGATGTCTCGGTCGAGTTTGCCGAGCCCGGTAAGGGCGCCCCCACGCCTTCCGAGATGGTCGAGATGTGGGAAAGCCTGATCGCCGACTACGAGCTAGCTGTCTACCTACTCGGCCAGGACGGCATCGCCGCCCCTACCGACACCCAGATCTTCAACAAAATGATGGCCGTTGTCCTGGTCGCTGTGACCAGTTACGGCGGTGACTTCTCGAACTTCCGTCGAGAGGGCGCCATCAGAACGGGGATGACCTAATGGGATTCCTCGACAACATCCTGGCCAAGTTCCGGTCGGCCCCCGTAAACCGCTACGAAGGCGCGTCCAACTCGATCCGGCGTTCCTTCCTGGACACGAGCTACACCTCGGTGCGGTTCGATGTTACTGCCTCGACCCGGCAGCAGATCGTCCGGAAAAGCAGATTTTTCGAGCAGAATAACGCGGTGATGAACCGCCTCGGTGACCTGTTCGAGAACTACACCGTCGGCAGTAACTTCAGCGTGCAGCCGGCTTCCTCGGATCCCGACTGGAATCTCCGGGCAAAGAAATGGTGGGACACCTGGTGCCGTTATCCGGACATCGGATCCCGGCAGTCTTTCGGCACCCTCATGAGCCTGGCCGCGCGGGGCTGGTTCTACGATGGCGAATCCTTCCTGCTTCTGACCAAGGGCGACTCGGGCCGCCCCCGACTCCAGCTCATCGAGCCGCAACAGGTGGCAACACCTACCGGCCAGGAGCAATCGCCGGACATCTTCGATGGAGTCCGGTTTGATACCAAAACAGGCCGAGCTCTTTCCTACTTTATTGGGCAGGAAACGAACCAGGGCCAACTCACCGAAGTCCGGTCGATATCTTCCGACTCCATCGTCCACATCTACGAGGCCCAGCGTGCCGGCCAGCTCCGCGGCCTGCCCTTCGTGGCGTGCGTCATTAACGACCTGCACGACCTGGACGACCTCCAGAAGCTGGAGATGGAATCCTGCAAACTGGCCTCCAGCGTGGCCCAGGTGATCAAGACCAGCTCCGGGGAGGTGCAGGCCAGCAGCCTCCGCTCCGGTGTTGTCGGTAGCCAAGGCACTGCCCAGACGTACTACGAGAACGTGTTCGGCTCGACGGTTAAGGTTCTCAAGAGCGGCGACGAGTTCGAGCAGTTCCAGGCCGACCGCCCCAACGTCAATATGCGGGAATACTGGCGCAGCCTGACCGAGAAGGTCTGTGCCGGCGTCGGCATTCCTTACGTCCTAGTGTTCCCAGAAGGGATGCAGGGCACGGTCTACCGCGGCGCCCTGGATATGTCTTCAGTGTGGTTCCGGAGCCGTCACCAGGTGATGGCCTCGGCCGCCCGTAGGATCTGGGAATATGTGATGGAATACGCCATCCGTACCGACCCCACCCTGCGCGATTCTCCCGACGACTGGTACGAGATCGCCATCCAGGCCCCCCGGGCTCCGAATGTCGATGTCGGCCGCAACTCATCGGCCCAGCTCGCTGAGCTGACCGCCGGCGTCACCACCTACGACGAGATCTACGGCGCCCGAGGCATCGACTGGCGATCTGCACTGGAGGCCAAGGCCCAACAGGCCAAATACATCCAAGACCTGGCCGCCAAGTACGGCCTCGATGTCTCCGAGATCTCGACGGCCCAGAAGCAACCCATCGCACCCGAGCCTGCCGAGATGGCAGCCGAGGTGGAGCCCTCCGGGACAATGCCCGAGGAGATCCCGGCTCAACCCATCCAGGAGGTGGTTGCAGTGGCCAAGAAACGGAAACCCAGAGCCAAGAAATCAGAATGACCAAGATCAACAACTGGCTTTCCTACCAGCCCCGGGCCTCGGCCTCGGAGCCGGCCACCCTCCAGATCTTCGATCAGATCGGCGAGGACTGGTTCGGTGGCTCCGGGATCTCGGCCAAGGCCTTCAGCCAGGCCCTGCAGGACGTCGGCCAAGGACCCCTGGTGATCGAGATCAACAGCCCCGGCGGCAACGTCTGGGACGGCCTGGGCATCTACAATATGCTGCGAGGCCGGCAGGCGCCCGTCACCACCCGGGTGGTCGGTATTGCTGCCTCGATTGCTTCGATTATCGCCCTGGCCGGCGACACCGTTGAGATCGCCGACGCCGCCCTGTTTATGATTCACGACCCCTCCGGAATGGTGGCAGGCACCTCGGAGGAAATGCGGAAGATGGCCGATGCCCTGGATCAACACGCCGAGGTGCTGGCCGGTATCTACTCGAAGGTGACCGGCCGCCCGACCTCCCAGATCCGGGCTGCCATGAAAGAGGAGACTTGGTTCACCGCCCAGGAGGCCATCCAGTTCGGCCTGGCCGACAAGATGACCGAGGAGCAGATGGCCATCGCCGCCTGCTGGCACCCTCGGGCTGTCACCAAGACTGCCCCGGAGACCGTTAAAAACAACCTTCGCCGCGGTCTTGAGCAATACGCCGAGGGCCTCGCCGGTGATGGTTTGGAGAAGCAGACGGTGCTCGATGCCGAGGCGCTGGTCGCCGGTGAGGCCCCGACCGAGGACAAGGTTCGCACGGCCAACGCCTGGTGGGGACGCAACGAGCGATTCCTCGAGGCCGATCCCAACACCCCGGCCGATGTGGCTGCCAACCTATGGGGCGGCGCCGCTGGCCGTGACTGGTTCAAGGCCCTCTATGCCCAGCTCGAGCGCGAAGAACTCGAGGAGGCCGAGGAGTCTATCGACGACAAGATTTCGACCGGCAGCACCGACGCTGCCGCCGATGGCGCGACAACCGCGCCGACATCACAGCAGACACCACACAACATGACTGATACAAACACCGTGGTGGCGGCCGCTCCTAGTGCGCCGTCCGCCCTCGACATCGACGCCATCGTGGCCAAGGCCGTTGCCGCTGCCATCAGCGCCAAGGGCATCACCGCCGCCCCTGCTCCCGAGCCCCTCCGGCCGGTGATCCAGAATCTCGGCAACCCGCTCCTGGAGAAACACAAGAGCCTCCGCGCCGGTGCCGAGCGCCAGCGCTTCCTGGTTGAGAACCACAGCGAACTGCTTCGCCAGTCGGCGCTGATCGCTCCGCAGAACGCGAACACCTTCGCTTCTGGCCTGGTTGTCGACTACCTCGCCGACGCCGTGATCACCGTGATCAGCTCCAAGCTGGCCATGATCAGCAACTTCACCCGCAACGTCGGCCTTGATAACCTTCGCCCCCGTGCGACGGTGCAGGTCAAGAAGTTCACCACCGGCGACGCCGCGGTCGACAACGCCACCAACTTCGAGGACGGCGCTGCCAACCAATCGACCCTGGCAGCCACCTCGGTGACGGTGAACCAGATCACCAAGACCTTCACGGTCACCCAGCAGGAGCTCAATCAGGGCTTCGCCCTCTCCGACCTGTCCCAGGGCTCTGCCGAGATCTTCGCCTTGGCGATCTCCAAGAAGGTCACCGCGGTGATGACCTCGACCAACTACGGCGCCGGCACGGCTATCGGCACGGCTGCCAACTTCGACAGCTCCGACCTCCCGGCCATCCTCGCCTTGGCCAAGAACTACCGCCAGAAGCTGCTGCTGCTCGACGGTGGCCACCTGGCTCGCCTGATGTTCTCCGGCCAGCTGACTGCTGCCGCCGGCACCAACCCGTTCCCGGACAGCCGGTACGGCCCTCTGAACAACGGCTATTTCGGATTCGCCAACATCCTGGAGCAGAACGACTGGACCGGCGCCATCGCCAACACCGCCGGCTTCGTCTGCGGCCAGGACGCCATCGCGGTGGCCTCGGGCCTCCCGGTCGGAATGATCGCCGGTGAGTTCTTGGAGCAGCGCACGGTCGAGCTGTCCAACGGCCTCTCGGTGCTGTTGTCGGTCTGGTACAGCCGCGCTACCCGCGCTCACATGGCGTCCTACGACATCATGTTCGGCGCTGCCGCCGCGGACACCACGCAGGCCGAAGTTCTCATCACTGCCTAATCGGCTGACCTATGAGAATCGCCACAACCATCTCGGTGGACAAGAACGGCAAAACCAAGCTCGTTTCTGGTCCCGATGTCGACGCGTCTCTCCAGCGCGACGGCTTCAACACCGCGACCGTTCCCGAAGGAGGCAAG